GCACCTTCTCTATCTCCCCACACCGGGCGTTCAACCCCGGGCTCTTAGAAGTTCGTACACCGCGACCACATCCCCCTTGGTACTCGTACACGAATAGACCTACCGGTACAGGACTGAGCGTTAGAACTTAAGAAATTCATCGCTAATAACAGGTGTGCCGCTAACTCAATTCTCGTTCCTGGGAATCCGTTTGGGTAGTCAAGATGATTACCAAGCGTAACTCCCGAATCAACACCAAAGAAAAACTGCCTTGGGGTGTGTACCGTTGAAAACTCAACGCCTCGTAACATTTCGAATGCATGAAGAGCGTTTTTAAGGGCTAATTCCGCTTCGCCGCCGAGACCGCAAGCTATGATAAATTCGTTTAACAAATATGGTTTAGTTAGATAGATTTTCTTTGCTATCGAAAACTGAAGTTCGCTAATCTTCCCACCGCCGTATTTACCTTGTAACAAACCTACTAAACCAGCCAATTGTCCACTATGAGCACCTTTGAGTCCGGTATAACATAAAATGAAGGACATTATCGAACCCGGGTACACTTCCATTGATAATGGAGTGGTCGAAACTACGTTGAATATTGAAGATTCAAGAATAGTAACTCGCTCACCCCATTCGCACCTATGTATCATAGCCAAATCGCCTGATTTAGACTTCACTAATTCACGAAGTGATCTAAGATAACCTTTGTCTTTAAAGAAGTACAATGACATCTCAATTTCTTCCTTTTCTGTCATTTGCGCCTTGAGTATTGCATCTTGTATCCTGGATTGGGTATGGCGACTATACAACACGCTATCAGGCAACTCTACTCCGGCATTCTTTAACCGCTCAGATGCTCTATGCGATATCGCTATTTTACTAAGATTACGATAAGCATTCAGCCCGGAAGCTAGCTGCTCAACATCGAATATAGTCGATTCTTCGCTCAATCGCAACCTTTCCATCTGACGGGTTTTATTGAGCCCCAACGCGGCCAGAGCATATCTAGTGGCATATGCTTCAAGAATCTCATCGTCTATCAGCTCGATAGCGTTATTCGAGTCCCAGTCGGAGCGCATCTCCACTGTAGTTATCCACTTCTCTTCAGTGAGACTAACATCCCAATACCAATATCGGTTAGAGTCGCCGCGTTGGAAGTAGTAACTGGGAAAACACGTCCAAGTGCCGTCCCTTCTTTTAGTCGCTAAAGGTGGTAGCTGGCCTCCTTCTTCTAACCAAAGAGCACTGATAGGGTAGTGGTACCGCAACATTACACCTCTATCCGCCCTTGCTGCAACTTTTGGCACTAAAATCTCAGCACAGCATGCTCGACCAACCTCTGATGCGATGAACTCTTCTGCTACAAGCCTCTCTGTCCTTATAGTTAATCGACAACAGCACGCTACTCCAATAGCATACATCAATCGAACCAATCGCTGCGGATCTCTAGAGCGACAACCCAAATCCGTAACCAAACTCCAAATTTCTGACATCTTCTCTTTCATCGTCTTGCCTTCTTTTGGCCGTTCTGCTGCAAATAATGAAACTCGATCTGGGTATCCGACAAAGGTACCACATGAAACACGCTGTTGTAAATATTCCGAAGTGTGAGATGACGTCTCGTTCGAGACTTTAAAGCCCCAATCACTCACGAAAGACGATTGATCATCAATGCACTTTTCGATGCAACCCTTGGGTCCATAGTTGATGGTTCTTGTATCATCCCCTTGCACCGTTAGATTAAGTAGTGTCGATGGCTGATTGGTGAGATTGGTCACTCTCAAAGTACCACCCATGATAGCATTTGACAATGTAAAGGTGTGATGGACTGTCGTAAACGGCTGACCAGAAGGAAAGGTGGGCTCACGAGTGACTAACTCCCCGACGATGTCATCGTTCAATACACAATTCTGTGGCTGAAGTAAATGCATTGCGCGTAAACAAGATCTTGCAAGACCACTCATATGAATACTGGTAGCAACTGAATCCTTTCCTTCAACTAGCTCATATATCACTTCATCTCCCGAGGTAAAAGCAAAATAATCTGTACGTTCCAATTGTAAAGCTATGTACACAACAAAATGCCACATTATTTGCTGAACTGAGGCCTGCACACTAGCATCCATTGCATCCACATCCGCCGAATTGAAAATCACATTAGCGTATGGTGATAATCCGAGAGGAATTAACAAATCTAAATAATTACCCATCTGTTTCCCGGACGAGGTAGTTCCTGTCATATCCAGCAACGCTTTTAACATTAACATAGGAGGGAATCCTAACAGTGAACGAGTATTATTGACACCAGCAATAGCTCTCTGTCTCCTTCCAATCTGGGTGCGACCCACTAATTTTGCGGCGGCTAAGCACTCATCGGCGATGAATTGTTGATTGAGATAACTCCGCGATTCTAGACCTGCTGCCACTATTCTCTTCTTCGCCACTCGTTGAATGGTTCGCGTCATAGTTGCGATGGCTGCGTCTTCGAAGTCTTTGCCTGAGCTCGATGATGTTAGGAACGCTATGAATTCCTCTTGAAAGTTCGTATTCTTCAATCTCGTCACGAGTCGCGGTATAAATTGTTTCACAAATTGACATGCCAGACCAAAATTTGTATCCGTCTCGTTCGGTAATGAGACTGCTATGTGTTCCTTGTTCATAGTTAAGTAACGTGAGTTCGGGTATTTCACTGTAGTTTCCTCTATTCTCGGTCGAACCGCCTTGTTCAAAGTTAGTGCCGCCACCGAAGCGAAATACGTCCCGTCGTTCGCGAACACTCTCGTAGCCTGCCAATACTGATGGGTCTGATACGGGCTGATAGCTTTGTGGATGGCGTGGTTTATGTACTGCAATAAATAAGTTGGAACGCTCGCCTCCCTCGCCTCTCTCGCTGATTTGATTTCCCGCGCTTCGTGAGTAGTAATCATTATAGGTTTGACTGTCGTACAGCTGATGACTCCCGAAACCGTCCAATTTGGCATGGCTATCTTCGAGAACTTTGCTAATCCCTCGCGCAACCAATTCCGAATCAATTTCTGAAGCCTGAGCTTTTCGTCTTGATACGCCGTAACACCACAGTCTAGATAATATTGAAAGGCTAGAATCATTTCCATCCTGTTTATCACTCCCGCGCAAAATTGAGTCACCAGGTTCTGAATACTGTAAAGGAGCAAGGGTAGTATCGTAGGACAACTCACCTCTTCTTCCCACACAAAATTTCGTCTGCGTTCGTAGAAGGGTAGGCGACCGATGGGTTTTAGCAATGTTGCGAACATCCTCTTGACTAAGTTGTTCAAGTTCGGCGATTGGGTAGAGTTGTTGTTTTGGATCTGAGGCTCGAACGCTAGGCATGCTGCTACACACTGACGCCAAATACTAGACACGCGCGATTGGCAATTTGATTGTGTAGTCAACTTCTTTAAAATAATTAGATCCAGATCGGACTGTGTGGCAATTGATAGCTTACGCGTTAGAGTAATTTTCCGAATTGCTTGGAATATTGACTTAGTATCTAAAGTAAGCAAATAATCGTAAGGGTGACTATCGAAGCCCAAACAAGTATAAGAGTACGGATAATACACGCGCTTCGAATCATAAGGAGGGGGTTTCGCGACGTAGTCGGGAACTCTGAAAGTATGGGTTATACAATTGCCGCAGATGTCGGGTCCTACAAATACTTCTCCGGTTGCTAAAGGTTCGGCGTCCGTGATATATGAAAATAAGAGTTCTGGCTTCTCAAGTTGTTTAATCTCCGCGATAATCTGGTTAGTTTCTCCGTGGTCGAGACACAGTGAATGTATGGTCTGCTCGGTGATCACTAATAGAGTCATGGAGATTTATC